AATGCACATCATATAAAACCACGAAGTAAATTTAGACAATTACGATACGAGTTAAATAATGGTGTAACATTATGTTTTTGTTGTCATAAGAAAGTAAAAAATGAATTTTGATGAATATAAATTAACGCATACTAGACCTACCGACGAGTTGGAAAGCGACGATAGTGCTACTCCAACTACCAAAAGGGTTATGCTCTATGGTTGGGATGGGACTAATAAGGTCAGGTTAGCCTGTGATGCTACGGGTGCTTTAAAGTTTGCCACAGAAGCCCTTGCCTTTAATGACCTCTCTGATATGCCTGGTGGAGCTATTACTGTGGGGAATATCACTACCCCAGGTTCTGTTCTTGCTTCTACAGGTACCCTAACCCTTGGGGGTACTGGGGGAACTCACAATGAGAATTTGACATTAGATTTTGAAACAGCAGGAGCCGCACAGGAAGTTTTATTAAATACTGGAACTAATGCACAAATAGAATCTAGTGTTAGATTAGATTTTGTAGATAATATACCATTAGTATTTGGGTCAGGAAATGATGCTTTTTTTTACTTTAGAGATAAAACAAATGATTATTTTCAACTTGGATTAGGAACAGGAAGCACATCTAATAGTGGCTATTTTTCAATTATGCAAACAGGGGATTTAGATAGTGCTAATAGAGACCCAGGAGGATTTTCTACTAATCCAGTATTAAGAATCTATTCAAGTGATGCTACTGAAACAGGTGATTATATAGAATTTTTCCATAATCAGACTGATGCCTATATTCAATCTGGTTCTGGTACGATAAATCTTAATGATGATAATCTTACCACTACGGGTTCTGGAACTTTTGGCGGTACTCAAACAGGTCAATCTTCAATAGACGCAGGTTTAGTAGTAAACTCTTTAGGCGGAGGAGCAGCAGCCGATGACTTTAGAGCAGAGACAGATAATGAGGTCAATGCTTTGGTAGTAGATGCTTCAGCCGATGAAATTCTTATTAATGTTCCTACACAGTTTGCAGATGATAATGATAAACTTACATTTGGTGTGGGTAAGGATGGTGAAATATTTTCATCTGGCGATGATTTTAACATCAAAAATATAACTTCAGATGCTGATTTAATATTGGGTATAAATGATGGTGGAGCAGCCAAGACTATTACTTGGGATGCTGATGTAGATATGCTTAAACACTCAGCAGGAGCATTTAATTTTCATGATGATAACCTTTATACTACGGGCTATATGATAGGTGGAACCGTAGGAACAGATGAAGCTATAATTGGTTTAGACGCAAATACGGCGGGTCATCAAGGTATCAGTATAGCTATGATTGGTGGTGAAGGATATCTTACTGCTGTTCATGCTGGAGCTGCTTGGAAGAAACTTAATATTCGTGCTTTAGATATAGGATTTGATATAGGTGGGAGTGCCGACCAAGTAACTATGGGTACTGGGGGCACCTTTACTACAGTTGGTAAAATTACAGGTACTGTAAGTGGAGTTGCAGTAGAGGGTCAGAATACTACAGATAGTTCTTCTGTTCAAGTAGCTATATGGAAGTCGGGTAATAGAGTTACAGCGGCAAATAATGACGAAGGGTATTTCTCATTTTGTAATGATGATTCAAATGAAAATCAGGCAGAATTTGCACGATTTACTTGGAAAGTTAAAGATGTAACATCTAACTCTAAAGATGCTCGTGTTATTATCTGTGCACAGAAAGCAAATTCTCTTACTGAGATAGCTTGTTTTGATCATACTGTCTCACAAATAAATTCAACCCTTACTATCCCTTCTGGAGCTTCTGTTTGTGCTGGAGGAACATCTTATTGTGGATCTATAGGGGATTTGGGTTCCTATGGTGGGTACTTCTGTGATGGAACTCGGTATGCCTGTTTAGGAACATCAAGTCAAGCTGGATATTTTTATTATGCTACTAATTACCCTGAAGTAGAATTAGCTTGTTCAAGTTATGGTATCCATGCTTGTAAGGGTAGTACGGGAAGTGCTGCTGCCTGTTTTTATGATGGAACACGCACCGCAGTCTTTACAGATGGAAGTTATGGGGGTTGTGTCTATGATGGAACTTATACCGCCGAATTCGCTAATGGGTCTTATTCGGGGGTGTTTTGCACATCTACAACTTATGCCTGTTTAGCTGACAGTAATGCTGCAGGGCAGTTTTGTTATAGTAGTGGATCAAATTATTGTGCTTGTTTGGGAACTTCAAGTTGTGCTGCCTGTTTCTATGATGGTGGGCGTTGCGTTGAGATTGCCAATGGTTCTTGTGCAGCTTGTTTTAATGATGGAACTTATTATGTTTGTATAGTTGATGGTTCACAAGCTGGCTGTTTCTATTATAGTATGAGTGGGTATTGTATTGTATTAGCAACATCAAGTTATCCTTTTTGTGCTTATGATGGTTCAATGTATTATACATATATGGATACTTCAGTAGGTCTTTGTGCAGGTTGTTATATAAATACAGATGCCTGTTTCTGCTGTTCAGGCACGGCAGGGGTATCTACTACATTTACTAATGGTGATGGGGCTACAGTAACTGTGAGTGGAGGAATAATAACAAGTATAGTTTAGGAGGTTTATGGGACACGACATAACAGTATGTATTCCGACTTTAAATGGGGCTGACACAATAATGAAAGCTCTTAAATCTGTCTTAGTACAAGGTGTTAATATGAGGGTTCTAATAGCAGACAACGGTTCACAAGACGGAACTCTTGAAATGCTAAAGGCAGCTGTCAAAAATGGTATATTCGGTAATACAGATGTCGAGTTGTTTGATGTGGGTAGGATTGAAGGTGAGAGACGTAAGAACATAGCCCATGTTCGTAAGTTCCTTACTAACAAGGTAGAAACAAAATATCTCTTTTGGCTTGATGACGATATTAAACTTCCAGCCTTTGCTATTAAACTTATGATGGAGATGGTAGAAAGCAACCCCAAGCTTGGTGTTATGGGTTTACATTATCAACCCTTTAACGGACACATGGCTGTAGGGGCAACTATAATGCCTACTGAGATAGCTAAAGGTCTTACTTGGGAATATCTTCCTAACCAACCCTGTGAATGTAATGGTGCAATAGAAGCTATAAAGCAAAGGGGTTATGAAATCATGTACATGAAGAAGATAATGGCACTTGACCTCAATTATTTATAGGAGGATACATGGCAGTAACAAAGACTTACCGCAAGATTGACGCAGACACAGTAGAGATAACCGAGACAATAGTTAATAAAAGAGTCGTTAAGAAATTAAGCTTTGAAGAAGAGAATGCTAGATTTGATGCCAAGAAGGCTGAAAATCAGAAAGCATTGGATACACTAAAATGAGTCCAATAAGAAGAGCCATAGATACAAAGATGGATAATTATATTACAGAGCATAAGGCACGGCTTGTAGAATTTAAGGCTATGCGTGATAAGGGTGAACTTGATTTTGCTAATGAAGAACTTGAGAAAGAAGTCAAAATACGACTTGATATACTTGAGGAGCTGAAAGGAACGTAATGGCTGTTAGTGTAACATATACAGACCGAGGAGTATATCACGAAGTAGACCTAGCTGGTTCGGGTTCTATTACTTTAGCTGAAATTTATGCTGCGATAGGCGATGACAACAAGATGCTACGGACAGGCACAGCCCCTTATGTTTATACCTTTAAACTTCAAGCGGGCGAAAACTATGTAATGTTCGATGTTAATAGTGGGGTGACCCTTACCTGTGAGGCAAACGATACACTTAATTGGGAATGGAGTAATGTAAGCACTACCTACTGGCTATTTTATATAGACTCTGGGGCTACCATAAATGTAGCTGAAGGGTTTACTTTTGATTTCAATTCTAACGGTGGTACTTATGCAAGGGGTTATCTTAATTTTAGCGGCACGGTTAATTTTAATGGTGTAGATGGAAACGGTATTACTCTTCAAAATTACAGGTCTTGCTATTGTTATATGTATGATACTACTGCTTGGGATTGGGATTATGTAACATTTCAGAACACGACTTATACAACTGGCTATATACTTTATTTTTCTCAAGGGTCTTTAAGTTCTTTTGATTGTGGTGGGGTTGAACATAACTTCAATCAGGTAACAGTTAAAGATGATGGCGGAGAAGGATATTTATTATTTTATTACGGTGATTGGTCTGCTATGACTTTTAGTAACTGGACAATAGATAATTTAGAAGAGATGGGTATATATTATAATTCTGCCCTTAAATTAGAGAACTGGACAATGAAGAATAACGACGATTATACCCGTCATTATTGGAATGGTTATGGTGGAACATATCCTCATTATAGCACTTCAAAAACATCTAACTGGTGGATGAATGGATACGGTCAACCTTTAATAGTCTATGATACCTGTGAATTTGACGCCCAAGATGGCGGAGTTTATAGTATGCTTGCTTATAGCGGTGGAACATACTTAGTAAAAAGTTGTACTTTTAAGAACGCTACTTATGGAATGTATGCCTTTGATTCTTTAATCCTTCTTTATGGCACACAAACTTATGATACTATTACCACAGATAAAAGCTGGTCTGGTGGAGGAACATTCCTTCATGTAAGGGCGTTTGATATTACGGTTCAAGATGTGGATGGTACAGCAATAGAAAATGCTCATGTATCTATAAGACAGAAAGAAGACAAGGAAGAATGGTCATTTTATACAGATGCCAATGGTCAGGTTAAATCTGTCTTCGGGGACTCATTATATCTTGTAGAAAAAGAAGAAACTTCGGAAGGAGTTTATACAGATTGGTCAGATGGTACAGGCAACCAGATACATGAAATAATAGTATCACATCCCGATTACGATACTAACAAACAGGAACTTGCTATGACAGCGGATAAAGATATAACTGTAACCCTTAGACCACAAGGGACTAAAATTTACGATAGCACGATTTATGATGCTACAATTTATTAGGAGTAGTGATGAATGGAGAAACACAGGAGTTGTTCACAAGTATTGTAAAAGAACTTGCTAAACTTCAAGGTTCTAATGAAGCCAATTGGAGAAATCACGCTATTCGTGCCTCTGAAGTATTACAAGAGATAAAAGAGATTAAAGGCAGGGTGTATAATCTTCCTTGTTCTGAAAGAGTGCATTGGTATAAGAGTATGGAAAAGCGTATAGGTTGGCTATTTACTCTATTTTCACTTTTTGTAATCGGGGTAGTAACAGCTTTATGGGTGAGGTAATATGACACAGCAGATACCAGAACGACCTTTTTATTTTGTAGTCACATCTGCCGCCGAGAGAGACGCTAAATGGCATGATGGGTCTTTATGCTATGTTACAGAAGATAATAAATTGTATGTATTGGAAAGTGGGTCTTGGGTAGAAATATAGGAGGTGTAATGGACATCACTAAAATGAGTCTCGTAGAATTAAAAGCATTAGCGTATGACCGAATAGGTCAAATGGAAACAGTAAAAAATGATTTATCTATAATTAATCAAAGGATTTCGGTGCTTATACAACAAGAGAAAAAGACCGAACCCCAAAAGAAAGAAAATGAAGGATGAAGCACGCATTGTATCATTTCATCAGCTTAAATTCATCGTAAGCCAAAAAGATAAGGTATGTGGCTTTTGGCACGGTAAGCTGTACCAGTCCCGTAAGGACTTCAATGCACCATTAGAGAAGATGGCACTACAGTTAGAAGACCGAATACATGCAAACGGATTGAGAAAAAGGATGTTAGGAGAAAATGGCGAATGAACTACTAAACCTCTTGACTGACAAGGATAGAGAGACGCTAGACGCAATAAAACGCTTAGTGCCGAGTATTAAAAATCAATACTTTAAGCTAGGCAGAGATATCGATAAGTTTTTAAAGTTGTGCGAAAATTTTAACAAAGGAGAAAATAAATGAACGGAATAATTAACTGGATTACCACAAATTGGGTACAGCTAGTAGCAACCCTATGGCTTATAGAGCAGTTGCTAAGAGTAATTAGCGAACTTACACCTTGGAAATGGGATGATAATATCGTTAAGGTATTAGCTAAAATACTTAAATCCTTTTTTCCCAAAAAAAACCCGTAGACCACCCCTCTTAATGAGGGTAGCCTTCCGTTTTTTAAGGACGGGAGAGTTGCCTTGGTGGTTTAAGGTTATCCTTAAAATTAGGTTTGGGAAATACATAACACCCTCAGGGGTAGAATATAGAGGTTTTGCATGTTACTTTTCGTGGTAAGAATTGGCATTATAATAGCTATTGCGAAACTCTGGGAAATGGGCGGTCAGCATAATGGGAAATGGTACAGAACTGTATGGATTCCTATTATACTCGCCGTCTTTTTTTCTATTACCAAACAATGGTGGTTATTTCCTGTGATGTGTTTGGTAACCCAGAGTGTCCGAATTGGATATGGCAACTACGAGGAAGGAGAGGATAACTGCTGGATAGCAGACCTGATTAAAGACCATAACGGCTGGTATGTAAGGGCTATATGGGGCTTTCTGGTAGCCGTTGCGATTAGCTACCCCTTTGGTATTTGGTGGTGGGGTGTCTTAATATACACTTCTGTTAATTATCTGGTCTCAAGACTTAGAATAACTTTACCTTGGAGTGATTGGCTCGTAGGAGTATTCTTAGGAGGCATAGTATTTATATGACCAAAAAAGATATAGCAGAACGAGAGGCGTTTCGGTGCATTCACCACCATACAGGTTTAGCCCACCCAGAGTGTTATAATAAGGACAAGAAATTAAAAGAGGAAGTTATCGGATTTGCCGATATCGAAGCCTCAAATCTAGTGGCAACCTTCGGCATTGTTTACACGATATGTATAAAACGGCTTGGAGGGGGTCTAATTAAGCGTTCTATCAGCTTAGACGACCTACATACTGCAAATTACGATAAGAACCTTCTAAAGCAGTTTATTAAAGATTGTGATGGTTTTACCCGTTTAATATGGCACTACGGCACAGACCGTAAGTTTGACCTACCCTTTCTACGAACCAGAGCTGTTAAGTGGGGTCTACCCTTTCCAGAGTATAAGATGCTTCATGTCAGCGACACCTACCCCATATTAAAGAATAAGTTTAAACTGCACCGTAACCGTTTAGAGACTGCCTGTGATTTCTTCGGGATCCCAGCCAAGGAACACAAACTAAATCCCGATATCTGGCTTATGATGATTACTGGCAATAGAAAGAAGATGAAAACAGCTCTTGCTTACATCCTGAAGCATAATGTGGAGGATGTCCTATCCCTTGAGGCGTTGTGGAAGAAGATTTATAAATACACACGGCTTGTCAATACGAGTATTTAGAGGTATAACATAATTATATGGTAAGGGTTCAATGACAGAGGCAATGCGGTTAGAGATACCTTTTAGACCATCTACAAACCCTATCGCACATTCGTTGGAATTTGCGACTGTGGTGGCACGCTCTACCATACTTATGGTAGGCGAGTATGTGAGCAATTTCGTGGCAGATAAGTCCCAAGGAGATGTCCTTGTAGGGGAACACTATCCTTGTATTCCAGCCACCAAATGCTCTACCACGATTGATGTTGTCAAACGAGTATGTAGTAGAGGTTATCTTGAAGTGTCTCAATATTTTCTTAATATACTTCGTGGCTTCTTTAGGTGTGGGGTAGACCTTGTTGTAAAAGTTGGTATGCCTATCAGCTTCGTCCATATAGTGTCTTGCTCGAAACCCTCGGTCAAACCACTCTCTTTCAACATCTCGCATATGAAGATGCCCATCTTTCTTCATATACTCTCTATTACCACGCCTAATCCAAACGCCTTGTGGTGCGTCAGAAAGGTTGATATACATTTACTACCTCGCTTTCTGCACCGCCTCTGTCAAAGAACTATTTTACTTCTATTACAAGTATATCATATTTGTCGTCGGAGAATTCAGTTTAACAGCCCATATTTGATATTTTCTTTGTTAGGAATATCAAATTTATCGTCGGAGGTTCAAAAATTTAGATATTTATTTTTTAGAGACCCTGAAAAAGGGTGTTTTAAGGAGATAGCTCGTCGTGGACTTTATCTCGTTTTTGTCAAGTGTCCCGACGGTGTAAACAAAAGTTAGTTTTAAGAAAGGTGTAATGGTAAAGGCAAAGGTTTCCCCCGTTAAGAAAATTAAAGAGGGTGCCAAAGGAACTTACTACGAGGCAGAAGTAGGCTGCACAAAACTGTCTATTATTATTATGGACGATGAGGACGGTTCGCCCTGCCGTATTACAGTTCAACCTAATAAGACCAGAGGTGGCTGTCAGGCTAACATAGAAGCCCTGCAACGGGTCATAACATTATTTTTGGAGTGCAACATCAAGGAAGATATTTTAATAGAACAATTAGACCAAGTGGTCTGCGGTTCGTGTAAAAGCCAGATGATACGGGGTGATAAGACTATAGCCCTATCCTGTGCTAAGGCTATAGGTGCGGCATTAAAAAAACATATAAATGGTGGTGGAAAATGAAATACAAAAATAAGAGCTTTTCAGTAACAGTAACAAATCCAAACTACGATAAAATTTTTAAGAAGAAAAAGAAAACACAAACATATAATTTAGGGGAAGGTTCTTTAGCTAGCGATTACGAAGAGGTGCAGAAACATGACCACCCCAGAAACAGAACACCTGAAGAATGACTTGTACTGAATGCCCACACTTTAAAGACAAAATATGCACCCTAGTAGAAGATGGTCACGGTTATAAAATGCCCGATGCCGTCTGCTATCTTAGACATATCCTTATCTCTTTATGGAATATAGAGGAGTCGCTCTCCGACGGTATAGAGGATAGGGAAGATGGGGACTGGTGGAAACGATAAATAAACTTGCATTTTTAGAATTATGTGATATACTTTGAGGTATGAAGACAAAGACCTGCGAGCTAATAGGAAAAAAACATATGACTCTGGTTGAGAGATATACTTCAGGAGTGCAGTATATCTCTTTTTGCTCGCAGGCGACCAGAGTCATTTCTTTTATGGAGGGCGTATGATAGAAAAGCGTAAGTGGACTAAAGAGGAGTTTCGGCAAGGCTACCGAAATGACCAAGCAACATCGGCTTTCATAATGCTTGTATGTTTTGTGGGTTGTGGGATTTTAATTCTATTAGCTATATTGACTGGAGGCTGAGATGAAAGAAATTAAAATTTGGGGTGACGAAGATAGTAAGGATTTAAAGATTAAGCTAAGAAATTATCGTTCTACCGTTTGGTGTAGCGATGAAGGTACAGATGTATATTTATTTATGACCTCTCAAGAGGCAGAAGAAATGGCACACCAGATATACAATAAAATGCAGGAGATGGATGGGGTGGTAAAGACATGATAGGCGAAAAAGACACTCCCACTCCCGACCACTATCAGGAACTTCCGATGTATGAGCAAGATCCCGAGCCGAAGAAGAACGATGACGGTCACAGGGATTGCCCTCACCTTCGTTTACATCAGGAAAACAGAAACCTAATTGAACTTTGTATTCATCCCCAAAAAAGATATCCAGAATGCGTAGGAGAAGACCATGAATGGTGTCCAAACCGAAAGAGCTGAACTATTAAAACTTGTAATTGAAGACATTGACTCCGAAGAAGAATACGATCCTCAATACCAAGCCTATATTTATATGGCAAGCAGAGGCAGAGCAAAGGAGACGCTATGAGAAAATTTGATTATCAATTAACTAACTGGATATTATTAGAAGATTTGCTTTTTGCAGAAGATCAAATCAAGAAATACGAAGGGGAGTGCTACGGTAAGGTTTATACCATAAAAAATGATGGCACGGGAAGAAGTGCTATCTTCACAAAAGGCGATCTTCAAACCAAAGATTACGAATGAGTAGGCAAAAATTCTCGTGTCCAGTCTGTGAGATAGAAATCAATGATGGGGATTTAATTGATTACCCCCATATAAAGGGCATTAAGGCGGGAATAAACAAAGAGAAACAAAAAGATCAAGGGCAATGGCTATACTTTTGCAGTAATGAGTGCAAAGATAAGTTTATTAAGGATAAGGACAGAGACCTAAATGAAAGAAATTCCGAGAGTAGTTACTAATAAAGAGGTTTTTGAAGAGCATTTCGTGAAGAGATGGAAAGAGTGCTTAAAGATAGCCCATAAAGAGTTAAGCAAGATACCCCTTGAAATACCCTTAACTTGGGAAGCCCTATGTGCTACTACGGCTACCTTATTTATTTGCCGTAATCAAAATGAAGGGCGTATAGCTAACCTGTGTGTTAAGAAACAGAAAATGGTGGATTCACAAACAGAATTTAACAAAAAGGAGGAAGTATGAATTGCCCAGAGTGTGGCGGAGATATGTGGGATAACAGAAAGAAGAAAGAAAGCGGTCAGTTTAAATCCAATGCCCCGAACTTTTCTTGTAAGGATAAGGAGTGCGGTGGCAGGGTATGGGATGATGGAGTAGATGAGCCTGTATTTGAGGGGACTAAAAAGCCTAAATCCAAGCCTAAGGCTACTAATGGGGACTCCCAGAGGATGATGGCTATGAGTTATGCCAAAGATGTAGTAGTCGCTATGATAGGTATTCAGGACTTAGATACAATGGCTGATCCGTGGAAGGCAATTAAAAAAGGAATGGGGCAACTGTTAAATGACTAAGTTCTGTTATTGCGGTTTACCCTTAAAGACGGCTCTTCTACAATCTAAGACCGTCCAATGGTGTCCTAAGCACAACTTTGCCTATAAAGAGAAGCCTGTCAAGCAACGCCAACCTAAACGAAGAGGTAAATCCAGAAACCCATATGCGGAGGGCATATATGAATGAGTTAAAGCAGTCCGATAGTGCCGATGAGCAAATGCGTAAGATGCTTGAAAACATTAATATCTTAACCCAACTTACTAGCCAGTTAATAGAGGTCGGTAAGGAATTAAATGTTGCCAAGGGTAAGTATCAGGAAGTAAAAGCCAAGATAAGATTACGAAAAGAGATTATCAACGGTTTGAAAGTTACAATCAGAGCAGAGGCAAATGCTGTATAGGTGTTTACTCAAGTTTGACCTTAACCTCAAACTATCAGAGGGGAACTCTCGTGGTGATAAAGCGACCTACAACCTCACGACCCCGACTAAGAAGAGTGCGGACTTCTGCTGTCCAAGCTATTAAATAGAAAAGAGCAGACCAATTTAGTTACCTAAGCTGTCTTCTTAGGAAAGAGAGTTTAGGGTCGCATTATGAGAAAGGAAATAATATGCTAAAAAGTCCACAACAAAAAGGTAAACAGTTTGAGAGAGATACTGCTAAATATCTAGGTAAGAAGTTTAAGGCTAATGTAAGACGAACCCCTTGTTCTGGGGCTATACATGATTTTATGGCTCAAGATATAATCTGTTTAAATCCCAAGTCAGTTCTTAATGAATTATTTATGGAATGTAAAAAGCAAGAGCATCTTAATCATCATAAAGTATATTGGCGGACAAGAGGTTTATGCCCAGTAGGGAAGATCCCTTGTGTTATCCATGCTAAGAACTTTGATAAGGAACCCATTATTACCCTTAGTTTTGAGGATTTTTGTAATTTATTATTACGGCTAGAAGAATTGGAACTTAATAATGGCAGATAAGATAAGAGAGATATTGTGTTTTGTATATGGTAAGCAAAAAGAAAGCACTAAACAAGTTATTATAAATGATGCCCTTACCCAAATCAAACAACTCCTGCATAGGAAGATGCCCGAAAGAACACCCTTTACAATGGAGAGTAATTATAGTCTTGAGGGAGAAATGCAAGCAATAAGAATGCACACTCGTAATTTAACTTTAGATGATGTCCATAAGGTCATTGATGAGATATGAGGAGGAGATATGAAACAGATAATATTTTTAATAATCCTTGCTATATTATGTTTTATGGGAAGTATTTGGTTTTTTATGAAAGCATTTAGCCATTGATGAGGAGGTTTAGATGAACTGGTTAATGTATATTGGTGGTGGTATTTTCTGTTTAATCATTACGGCAATATTTATAAGTAATATTCTTGAAGTAAAGAAAATATCAAATTTCTGGCTTATTCTCCTTTTTCTTGCCCCTCTATTTATTTGGGCGTGGTTTTGTTGGAAGTTTATTAGGTAAGGAGGTTTAGATGTCGGTAGGAGAGCATCGCCATAAATGGCATTATTATGCAATAGAAGTAACAAGGGGTTCTAAGCCACCAGAGAATTATTCAGGACAATGGTTTTCAAGCGAATATAAAGTGGTAGAACATTATAGAGCTTGTTCTTGTGGAACCATAGAGAAAAATATTGCTAATAAACATTGGATGGAACAATTGGAGGTCTAATGGACAGAGAGATTGAGGAATTAACTAAATTGATTGTTAAAACAGAAGCAGAGATTTTATTAAAACATCAAGTCCCAGCAACCAAAACTGACTTAGCCCAAGCCATACTTGATGCAGGGTATCGTAAGGAGAATAAGATGGAATGTTGTTTTAAGTGGGAAAAGGGTTTTAGGGGTTTATGGTATTATACAGAACCTGAAGAATTAAGAGAATTTGTGGAACGCAAAGATATGAATTTAAACTTCTGCCCCGAATGTGGCAAACCCTTAAAGCAAGAGTGGTGTAAAGGGTGTGTACAAGACTCATCATATTATAAAAATGGAAAACTCTGGTGTTCTGATTGTCATCTCCCCATCAAGCCAAGCGAGAAGACGATAGAACCAATAGGTGAATTGAATAGTAATAAACAAATGAACCTATCCGAAAACAATTGGGGTCACATACAAATACTTAAACACCGTATAGATAAACTTATTGAAGCCCATAACAAAAGGGGGTAGGGAGATGACAAATAAGCAAAAAGCTGGAATGTTAAGTGGAATTGTATCAATTATTCTTCATGGAATATTCTCAATAATGCTATTAAGATTTATAAAAGCACCTTCGGTAATTTGGCTGATGTTTTGGTTTTCTTTGATATTTAGTGGGATTTCAACAGCTCTTATAAAATATATATTTGAAATAACTAATGATTAACCCAAAGGTTCGGGAAGTGAAAGGGAAACATTTCCCAAGCCTTTAAAAAGGAGACGTTATGGAAAAGATGGAAAAGTACGAAGAACCAGCGGTAAAGGTATTTGGTGAATTAGTGAAACAATGGACTACAGCAAGAGGGGAAACTCCCGAAGAAGGAAATGTAACTATAGCAGAAATAATAGTGGGATTAGGTAAAATTGACTATGAACTTAATAAAATAGGCAAAAAGATTATTGATAAATAGCAATGTGGCAAGGAAGTGCCAAGACAAGCGGTGATATGGCACCGAAACCTTTTCTGGCGGAGAACTGGCTCTTGTCGCCATTAGGTTCTCCCCTTGCCGCTTCCCGTGCTTTTGGGTAGATTAGAAAGGAATTGTCGCTGATGGCAGATGAGCTTTTCTATCTCTCGGAAATTCAAGGTATGATAGCCAATTTGGCGATAGAAAATTCCGAACACAACGACGCTTATATACGGTCTTGTGAATTGGTTGATAAATTCGGTCCACTACGGAAGATAAAGTGGGAACTGGCTATGGAATATTGCTATAGGAGACCCTTATGAACGACCTAATACTCTTATGTCATTTACTAAAGACTTGGATTAACTACCGTTCCATTAAAGACCCTGTGGATAAGGCGAATGAAAGAGAGATGTTAGAAGAAGTGATGGGGTATGAATAAATTGCTTTCAGTTGCCTTAATTGTATTCGCATTGAGACCTCTTGCATTAGAGGAAGATTGCCTTGAACACGACCACCAACAGATGAGAAAGATTATGAGGCATAAGACACCCATTAAACCTATTAAAACATTTGTAGTCAGAGGGGAACTACCAGAGTGGTTACTTAATGCAAAGTCAGTATTCAACAGTCCCCAATTTATTAAGTGGTATCACGACACAATGAAAGAACTCCACCCTTGCGAAGACGGGGAGCATTGTTCTCCTATACCCCATATTGTTAAAAGTATTAGAAATTCCGAAGAGTTCCTTGAGTTCGGTAAGAAGATAAAGTGTCCCATAGTAATTGAGATGGCAGAGACAGAATTAGTAAAGTTGAGGAAGTTGTTGGAGGTTCAGATATGAATATGATTGAGGTAGATGTGATAAGAGAGTATCTTATCAATCTCGGTAATGAGGGCAAAATAAAACTGGAAGGTATTACTTGGGATGATATCTTCCACGACATATGGGGTATGATACGATAATAAATAATGCCTAAAGAGTGCCGAGAAGAAAACTGTCCATTTAAAATGCTTATGATTTTATTTAAAGCACTCCCATCTGGTAAGTGTTTTATAAGTTGGCACAAAAAAGAAGTTAAACATTACGAACACATAGAAACCGAAACCAAAGTAAATAAAGAAGATTTAGAATAACACTACCTACGGGTAATCCACGAGAAGTGTTTTTCATAATCGAAGGAGAATTATGGAAAATGCTTTTTGTCAAACTTGTACCGCTCGTACTTGCCTTAATACAAATAAGCCCTGTGAAGAAATTGAAAAGTTATTACCATCTAAAAATAAAGGTCGTTATTGGAAAGAATTTCCAACCGATAACATTGAAGAAGTAGCCATAAAAAGAGCTTTTGAACTTAAATATGGTAAACGCAAGCCCAAAAGCCCCAGTGAGGATTAAAGATTAACCTTTTTCCTTGCGTGAAACGACATATCAGCAGATGACATTTTAGGACTTTTGCCTAATATGTGCTGGCAAATTATATCTCGTAAAGTTTCACTCTTACTTGTATCGCCCTTAATACTGTTTAAGTAATCATCTTGCCATAACTCAAGCATTATTTGGTATCGTTTTAAACTAGTCATTATTTCCCCTTCCTTGTCCTGAATATAGGACAACCCTTACACTTCTTTTTATCGCAATACTCACAAGTACAAGCTTGACATATTGCAGATCCTTTATATTCACAGTTTTTACATCTCATAATCCCTCCTCCACGGTTAATAGTAACGCCATAAAACAAGACAAAAACACAATGGGTAGTATTATCATATTTACCCCCTTTGTTCTTACTTCCCCTTATCTAATACAAGTATACACTATAAATGTATATTTGTCAAGTATTATTTACACACTCTTTATATGTATACCCTGCTATAAGTGAGAGGCCTTATTCTTCTTTAGTATTAAAGGAATATATTATAATTATACTTTAAATACTAAAATATAAAATATAAACTATTAAAATATAAACTTTAACTATTAACTATAAACTATAAACTATTAACATATTAACATATTAACATTTAACTACTAACTATAAACTATTAGAATATAAACTATTAGAATATAAACTATGATAACAAGAAAGAAAGAACTATTTATTGACTATTATGTAAAACATGGTAGGGAAAGCTATGGTAATGCTACAAAGTCTGCATTAGAGGCAGGATATAGTCCAAAGACGGCTTATTCGCAAGGGTCAAGGTTGTTAAAGGATGCCGAAGTGCAAAAGGTAATACAACGGAAGATAGAGGCATTGAATAAGAAGTTGAATTTAAGTAAAGAGTCAGTACTAGCTATACTATGGGAGATATCAAGAACAGGCAAAAGAGAAGCTGATCGTATCAACGCTAGTATGGGCATAGCGAAGATAGAGAAGTGGACAAGTGAGGGAGCATCGCAAGTCGTTAGTATATATGAGGTTATGAGGAAAGAGCTAGAGCAAGGCAACAAGCGTGATGTTTCTGTAAGTGCTTATGCCCCAAAGACTTAGCACCTTGACATAATATCTAATATAGGACGTTGAATTATAAGGCAAGGTAGGGGGTACCCATAGGCAACCCCCCGTGTGGGGGTGATGTATATGTATAACCCACTCGCTAAATTTTCTACCAAAATTAAATCGGAGGCTATATGTATACCTACGAATGCAGGGTATGCAGAAAAAGCAGAAACCTAAAAGAAGGCTATAACCACAGATACCTTACTTGGACTGGTGAGGTCATTAATTGCTGTCCTCCCTGCAGGAAAGATATGGACATTACTGCTCAAGTAATGGGAATGTCCAAAAAACGCCCGTATTTCGATTCTCTTCATCGTAAAGTCTAAAAGGTACTAGGGTATCAATATACAGCCTAATATCAGCCACGGGGCTATAATAGAGGATTTAGGGCATTGTAGAGGGATTTTTTGAAAATTAGACGTTTTGGCTAAATTTAAAAATAAGGGTTTCTATCATAACTGGTATTTAGCGTTCTTAAAGGCTTATTATGCAATTAACAGCTGAAGAGCGTAAATTCTTTAAAGATAAATTCCTGCAGTTCAGAGACGACATACAGTATTTCGGCGAGTTCTTCTTCCCGCATTTATTAAATAGAGCTTCTGCAGAGTTCCAGAAAGAGATTTATAGGGATTTAGCCAAAGCCTATCCCTTTTCAGCCTTTGAGGTATTTAGAGGTGGGGGTAAATCAACTATAGGGTTAATCATTAAACCCATACATTTTGCCCTATTTAAACCTATAGGTGATATTTCACTTATTAGTAAGTCCGAGAGTTTTGTTTTAAACGAAATAAATAGAAAAATCAAGTCCGAGTTTGAAAATAACGAGAAGTTAATACAGTTCTTTGGTAACCTTAAGACAGAAAAGTGGTCTGAAAGCTATTTTGTCCTTAAGAACGGTATTGCTTTTGAAGGTATGGGAATAGGTGGGCAGTTAAGAGGTGGAAGGCGTGGTCTTATTATGCTCGATGACTTAGAAGATGAGGAAACTGCTATCTCCGAGGAACAACGAGATAAATTAAGACGCCGAATAAACAAAGAGCTGATACCCAAGCTACTCCCCGAAGCCGAAATGGCATATTTTGGGACACCGATACATCAGTTAGCTTACATACACCAGATCATTACCACCCCAGATAACGGGTGGCATAAGAGAATTTATTCTGCGTATATAGACAACAAGCAAGAAGCAGGAAAAGAACGCTGGCAAGAGATGTTCCCCCACGATAGGTTGCAGATGATTAAGTCAACTATGGGGACAAACTACTTTTCTGGGGAATATTTATGTAATCCTATAGCAGATGAGAATGTCCCGATAAAAGAAGGTCAGATAAAGACCTGGACAAAGAAGCCCAAGAAGTTTAGCTGTGTCATAGCGATGGATCCAGCATATTCCGAGGATAGTAATTCGGATTATAAAGTTGCCGTGGTAGTGGGAACGGACGAAGAGGGTAACAGATACCTTTTTGCTTATGTAAGAACCCACGCACCGCAACTTCAATACTGGGATATGGTAGCCATTTTATACAGGCAATGGAAAGAACATATTACCGCCGTAGGTGCCCCTAATGGTGGTGGGGATAAAGAGTTCTTCCGTGGTTTTACCGACTACTGTATAAAAAATAATATTATGGCACCCTGTGAGTTAAAGAATACCTTTACCACAGCTACAGGGGATGTTAAACGAAATAAGAAGGTTAGGGTCATAGCAGCCTTACAGCCACATTTTGAAAGAGGTCAGTATTATATACACCCAGAGCATATGGAGGCACGGGATGAGCTTTTAACAATAGGTGCTTCCAGGTGGGATGATTTAGTTGATGCTATGAGTTATGCAGAGTCTATTATTCAGCCTATTTATTATGAGGCAACAGCATACGAGGATGAGCAGATAGAACAGGAAAAGATAGACCGTGGCATTACGGGATATGGAGACTAATGAAAGTCCTATTTGTTTACCCGAATATAGGAACAGAGTTACGAATACCATTAGCAATTTCAATATTGATAGCAACTATAAGAAAAGCAGGTCATGAAGTCAAACTATTCGACACAACTTTTTACGGAGAATTTCATACGGATGATGAAAAGATGTCAGCACTTGGAACGCACGAGAAAACGAATCTCAACGAAATCGTTGGGAAAACGGAAAAAAAAGATGTCAAAGAAATGCTTAAAAAAGAAGTGGAATCCTTTAAACCCAATCTTATCTGCGTGTCGCTGGTTGAAAGGAATTTTAACACGGCGAAAGAGCTGTTGCAGGATACGAAGATACCGACGCTAGTTGGAGGAATACTTCCTACCATAGCTCCTGAGTTTGTTCTTAAGCAACCTTGGGTTAGCGGTATATGCGTAGGTGAAGGCGAGGAGTGGATAAAAGAAGTTCTCAAGGGGAAAAGTTTAGATAGTAAATTTCCTTTAATGGATATGGATGATATTCCAGACCAAGACTGGTCGGATTTTGATGAGAGGCATTTATTGAAACCATTTATGGGTAAAGTTTATAGAGGCGGTGCATTTGAGTTTTCACGGGGTTGTTATAAGTCGTGTACCTTTTGTGTAGCACCGAAGATACGGAAGATTTGTGAAGGGCTTGGAAGATACCACAGAACCAAATCACCGTCAAGGTGCATAGAAGAAATACAAAAGAAGATATTAGAATACCAACTGACTATGGTTTCTTTCGGGGATACGGATTTCCTAAGCGGTGTTACTAAACCCGTTATGTATGATTTTTTAAGTTTGTATGCTAGGAAGATTAAAACCCCGTTTACCATACAGACAGGCGTAGAGAATCTTATGGACGAGAAGTCTTTAAAACTTCTTCGTGAGGCTCAATGCTGTGCTATCAGCGTGGGTATTGAAAGCGGTAGTGATAGAATTCGAAAAACGGTAATTAAGAAAGCGATACCGTTTGAGGTTATTAAGAAAGCATTTGACTTGTGTAGAAAACACGAGTTGCGTATTACAGCTAATTATATGGTGGGGTTACCATTTGAAACAGAAAAAGATATTATGGATACTATGGAACTTAATAAGTACATAGACCCACCGTCAATAGCAGTAACATTTTTTACTCCGTTTATGGGTACGGAGCTTTATGACATTTGCATTAAAGAAGGTTTTTATAGACCGTTTCGGGAGAATGTTTATGGTTACCCACCGTTAGATATGCCACAGCTTAAACCCGAAAAAATAAAGAAAATGGTAAAGGATTTCACAGATGATTTCAGGGGATACCAAAGAGATTTTAATATCTTATAAAGGGATAATATGCCAAAGAAAGTAAACAAAGACAACGAACTGCTTCAGGAAATACAATCCGAAGTACAGGATTCAAAAGCACATACTGAGACTTGGGCGGTTAAACACGATAAGTTTTATCGGCTTCGTTTCAGAGTAAAGAAAACAAAGACCTTCCCGTTTACGGGATGTTCCAATTTAAGGCTTCCTACGATAGAAACTATTATCCGTAAGACGAAAGCCGCTCTTGTAGGTATATATGCAAACATTAAACCCCGTATGCAGGTTATCCCCCAGACGGATATCAACTTACAGAAAGCCAATAAGATAGAAAGGTTTCTCGATTATCTTGCAGACTATAAAATCAAGCTTTTAAATAAACTTGTGTTGGGTTGTGACAAGATGCTCGAGAAGGGTTTTGTTCTTTTGAAAATTACTTGGTCTATGAAGAGCAGGGATTATACCGAAAAGATAGATTTAAAAGATATTGAACTTAAAGATGCTATGCAGTTGTTTGATACGAATATCCCTGATGAGATGGTTGTTCAGGAATTTATCAGAAGATATGATGTTGATATGTCTGAGACCGTTGTTGAAGATAATATGCAGGCAGTACAAAAAGCCGTTCAGGAAATAAGAAGCGGTAAGGACAAAATAAACCTTGACCTTAAAGACGAACTGTATAATGCCCCCGAAGTTTTTGTATGTGACCCTGGCGATATATATGTGCCTTCTGATGCAGGTTCGGAGGTTCAAGATTTAAGATGGATATGCCACGAATATTATGAACCCCTAGAGATTTTAAAACAGAGGGCTTCTGAGGGTGTATATGACACGGATGTCATAAATGAAATAAATGATTTAAGAAGAATGGATAACACCGATACTACAATATCTAAAGATAATGATAAATTAGACGAGGCAACAAAGTCCCAAAGAGAAGGTATTGACAGAGTAAATAATCCATCCCATTTAGTAAAAATATGGGAAGTATATAAATATCACAGTCCCGAAGAAGATGACCACGAACAGAAGTGGCAGTTCATTATAGCCCCCGAATTTAACTTAATGCTCAAAAAGCAGATATGTCCTTATGACCACCAGAAGTTTCCGTTTGTTAGATTTGCTACAGAAGTCGTAGATGATAGATGGTTTGCAGCCAGAGGTTTCCCAGAGCATTTAGAAGACATCTCAAAAGAGATAGATGCACAACATAACCAGAAGATAGATAGCCAGACTATACGAAATGCACCTATGTTTAAATTCCGTTCAGGTATGGTTAATCCAAAGCTAGTAAGGTTTATACCAGCACAGGGTATTCCTGTGTCAGGTATGCAACCATTAGATGATTCCATAAAACTTATGGATAACTCTAATGCTGGTGTGGATTATTCTTATGAGCGTGAAGAGATGATGTTAAAGACGGTCATACAGGAATATCTTGGACAGGTTGATTATTCACTTCAGTCGATGATTAACAAACGACAGCCGAGAACTTTAGGCGAAGTGCAGATGCAGGCACAGAATGCCAACCAGGCTTTTTCTTTAGATTCCACTATGTGGACAGAAAGCATATCGGAAGTATTTTCACAGATACTTGAATTATGTCAACAGTATATGCCTGAAAGAATATTTGCCTTAGTGACAGGTAAAGATGATCCACAGCCCTTACATATGACAAGGGACGAGATACAAGGTAGATACCAGATAGTATGCCGTGGTAATGATACAAATACTAACCCGTATGTTCAGGCTCAAAAGTCCCAGATGAGAGTACAACTTCTTATAAATGAGATGACAATGGGAACTGGTGTTGTAACCCCTCCCAATGTTTATAATATAATTAAACGCTACTTGCAGGATGATGGTGAGATTGCTTGGAAGGAACTCATTTCT